GTGTCACCCTCTTGAACCTTTGTGCCTACCTCAAGACCCTCGGCCTTTAGGTGGCAGAATCCGACATAGTAGAGCTTGGCATCCTTGCCCATAACTCTGAGCACCGAGACATTGCCTAGCACCTGGCTGAACTGTTGCAGGACAATAGTGCCGTTGGCGATTGCAGGAATCGGTGTGCCTTCTGGCTTAGCCCAGTCAACGCCGCTGTGCGGTTGCATACCGTTCTTCTTGCGAAACTCTGAGAGTGTGCCAAAGCGACCTGTGATGAACTTAGGCTCGAATGGGTATCGCATAGGTCTATTCTACTTCTCGCTCGTAACGGAGAGGAAAGGTCAAAACCCAAACCGCTAGAGTGCCAATGATCAGCCAGCCAGTCAAGGTGCGAGCTGTCCCTTCGAGCACAATGTAACCGATTGCCAAGGCAACAAGTGTCCATACCTGATCTAGTAGGTCTTTGAGTAGCGCCTTTAGAAACTTCACTTTATCTTCCTTGCTGATACCGCTGCTGCTGATGCTGTTGATGCGACTTGCGAAACAATGATTGTCGAGATCACAACATCCTGAGCTTCTTCACGCTGCTCTGGTGTCATGTCCAAACCTGCTGACTGAAAAGCCTCAACTAATTCTCCCACAGCTTCGGCTGCTGCTCCGATGGTTTCTGTAAAGGCTGTTTCGATTGTTCCTGATATCGTTTCAGACTGAGTTTCTTCTGAGACTTCAGGAGCTTGCGTGGCAGGGACAGTCGGTTCTTCATAAGGCGGCTCGCTAGACTGAACAGGTGTTGGAGAGATTATTGGCTGGGGCTGTGCTTCTGGGCTTGTGGATGGCAGGGCTGGTGGGACTATTGGTTCTGCTGACTGTGTTGCTGTTTCGGCAGAGGCTGTGGGCGTTAGTGTTGGTTCTGGTGTTGGCGATTGTGACGGCACAGTTGCCGTTGGCTCTGGTGATGGTTCTTCTGTTGGGGTCGGTTGTGGCTGGGCAGGTTCAGGGCTAGGTGACGGCTCAGGGGTTGGCTGTGGCTTAGGCGTTGGAGTTGATGTTGGTTCTGGGCTTATCGTTGGGCTTGCCGATTGCACTTCTTCTGATGTGCTCGGCGCTGTAATCATTGCCGAGGAATACTGAACACTAACTAACAGCTTTTTGTATTCGCCTGGACAGGGATCTCCAAACAAATCGTTTGTTGCAGAGATTATTCCTGAAGATGTGCCGACTAGAGCCGCGCTGACAATCTCTGAGACATCAAGACCGCACTCAGTTTCCTTTGAAACATAGCGAGCAACTACGCCTGAGAATACTTGACCGCTTGGCGCTTGTGCGTAGAGTTCTGAGTTCTCATCTGTTACATAATCCCAAAGGATAGGGCTGACGCTTACTGACTCGCTGACCGTTGCCGATTCGCTGACTGTTTCGCTGACTGTCGCTGAGACGCTAGGTGACTCTGTAACAGGCTCAACTGCTAGGGGTTCGCTTGTGATGGTCATTATCGGGCCGTAGTAGCCAGCCCAGAAGCCGTTGTCTATGCCCTCAAGGACAAGGGTTTGACTGCCTGTGATTGTAAAGGTGTAAGAAACGGCATCATGCTTTTCGGTCTTTTGTATTACCTCTGCACCCAAGCTGATTCGATAGGTATCAATGACCTCCCCGTTGCCACCGATCTTGTTGGTGATGTTGTTGGTGACTGTGACTGTGATGATTGAGTCTGTGAAGGTTTGCTCAACTCTGCCCCAAGAATAGCTGAACTGAATGAGATTGCCATCTTGTCGAACATCTGCAAGTGCAGGTTGGCTTAGGGGCCAGAACGCTAGTAGTAATGCTCCTACCAGCCGCCACTTCATACGAGCGCTTGGTTTACCAATACGACAGCAAGAGCGGTCAAGCTTGCAGATGCAAAAGCGGTAATCCACGCCGACTGCCAGCGAGCTTTTTCAAGCTCTCGCACTCTGGTCTCTAGGTCTGCATAACCTTTGATTGTTGCTTTGATCTCTGCAATGTCGGTGATGATTTGGACAAGCAGGGCATTTGAGGAATTAGAGCGAGTTGGTTCTGGCATAGCGCTAGTTTAGCAGAGAGGTTGATGCGGCTTTGTTAGGCAAAGTCTATTTTTGGAGAATCTATAAGTCCATTTGCATTGAAGATGCACCCCGAGATACAGGATTGTGCAAACTGCAAAGCAGCTTCTGAGTCAACAATTCTAGGATTGTAATTTTCCAAACCCTGCAAAGAAACATCAGACTCAATGTAATAAAGAATAGTGTCATCGAATCTGTAAGCTGATGCTGCAACTCTTATTTGCTGATCAACAGTAAGACCAGCATTATCTTCCCAATAAATGTCAGCTAGTAAATACTTCATTTCTCCAACTGCCTTTCAAGAGCAATCTCTCCAATTTCTAGCAGGGCCTGTAAGTTGCCTGGGCTAACCCCGCTTGAGCGGTGAGCTGTGTCTAATTCAGCCTGTCTATGCAGCCTTAGTTTCCAATAATCTTCTTGATTGTCTGCAATGTCTTGCTCGGTAAATTGTGGAAATTGCCGATACAAATTTTCCAAAACTGCAAGCTCTCTTTTTGCACCCTCAATAACATTCTCAGTTAGTGCATAGGCTAACTGAGCTTCTTCGGCTTCCAATAAAGATTCTTCTGTGTTTTCCTGTAGGAATTTTTGAATCTTTAGTTTGAGTTTTCTTTGACTTATTTCAGCCATCTTGATTTTGTAAATCAAATCCTGTGCTTCAATAAGAATCTGCCTGTATTGCATTTGCGGCGTATCGTGCTGTCCAATAACAAACTTTTCAATTTGATATTCAGAGCGGTCTTGTAAAATAAAAGTTGCGGCTTTTTTGTAAAGGTCTAAATCGAGAGACATCCCAAACCAAATCCCTTCGCATTAGTTAGCTGCACAACATTGCCGCTCCAAGTATCAGTCGCAAAAGCCAAACGGTCTATTGCATTGCTAACTTCGTTAAAAATACCGTTGTAGAGTCCACAAGCATAACCATAGCCAGTTGCAGGGCTGTCCATTCCAGTATCAGTTTCCGTGGCTCTAGGTCTTTGATTTGCAACGACTGTTCTGACATCTGTAGCAAAAGTAAACTTATCAACTGTGTTGTTATAGTCGCCATTGAAACCACCTACAACATAACCAGCGGTGTCAGATGAAATACCAGCAGAAGCAGACCTAGAAACAGACAATCCTGTGGCTAAAGTTGAACGAGTTTCGCTAGTGAAAACTAACTTGTCTGTTGTTGCAATAAAAGAGCCAGTATCTCCGCCAGCAAAATAAGCGTGAGTTTGATTCTCTATGCCACAATTTTGTTCGTTAGTAGTCGAAAGAGTCGTTGCGATAGCACCGACAACATCTGTCGAGAAATTTACAGATTCCATAGTGTTTAGCTTCGTGCTTGATCCTGTGTAACCACCTGCTACATAACCTTTTGTTAGGCTGGCTGTCGCTCCTTGCGATGTTCTTGCGACATCAAGACCATTGGCTAAAGTGCTTATTGCGTCTGTGCTTTTAGTAAGCTTGACTGAAGTTGTGGTTGCATTAGTTGAGCCTGATGTCCTGCCACCTAAAAAATAGCCAAAGTTTTGTCCATTTACTGCGGTATTTGAACCTCTTGCATTAGCTGTTGTCGCACCGATAGCTGTTCTTGTTTGAGTTGAAAAGATAAGCCTGTCAGGGTTAAGAAACACCCCGCTAGCATTGTCAATACCACCACCGTAATAACCTTGCGTTTTTACTACAGCAGTTACGCCAGCACCAGCGGTTGCAAAGAAACCTAAACCAAAAGGCATTAGACGGTAATCTTTCCAATTACTCGGTAAGTGTTAGCGGCAGTCTTGATGACCTGAGCACCGTTGTATTGCTGGTCAATCTTGAAGGTGACTGCGGTTCCTGCGGTTCCTGCGCCAGCCCAAGAGCTCACGCCCGTTCCAGCGGCGATGGTTACTGTGCCAGAGGTGTCGCGGATAATGTTTAGCGAGTCACCAACACCTAGGATGTCTGGGACTGTGACTGTTACGGCTGCTGTGCCTGTTACAATGATTGAGGCGTTGTCTAGTCCTGCAACTGCGGTGTAAGCAGCAGAGACAGCGGTTGAGCCAAAGACAACTGCGGTTCCTGAAAGCGATGAGACGGTTGCAGGGTAAACCTGCACCCAAGTTGCAGTTCCAGTTGCGGCCTCTAGGACATTGGTATCGCTTAGCCAGGTGACCATTCCCTCAGAAGAGGCTGTGCCAATCGCTGATGATCTTGCAGCCGATGATGCAAAGACCATCACGCTCTGTTGCATCAAGTAGCCATTTACATCTGCCGCGGCTAATACATCGCCAGCAGACCAGACCTTATAGCCTAATCCTGCCATTACATTTCTCCTTAGAAGGCGAGTGCGCCTCTGTCTAGTTTACCAAACTCTGGGTCATCCAAGACCAAGAGGAAATAATCAAGTGTTGCAAAGCCTAGCGAGACAACATGACTCTCAGGTGTGATGTCATCGTCAATGCGGATGATCTCTGCAATCTTTTCAATGGCAGGTGCTATTCCGTTTGGTGTGAACTTGATTGTCACAAAGTCAGCAATCTCTAATCCAAGAATAGCTTGCTGTTGTGCATCGCTCAGTTCGTCAATAACAATGTCAACAGACTCAAAGCGATACTCAGGCTGTGAATACTTGCTTGCGTAGTAAATTGCAAGGCTCTGCACATAGGTTGGGTCGCTCATTAGCAAACCTGTTTGAGTCAGATTTAGAACACCATAGTCAGCGATTGAAGCGGTGTCTCGCGCAACAACTGTCCCAGCAGCTAGAGAGCCAATGACAATCTCGTTGTAAAGCAACTCTGATCCGTAAACAACTTTCATTCCCTGATAAGGGATTCCTGTGCCGTCATCGGACAGAGTTACCTCACCAGCGGTAGGAGCAGCGTTGCGGTCTGTGAATACAACCCTGCCATCTTTACCAATAAACAGGTTGCCTGGCTCTGAGCGAGCGACAGTCCTCAGATACTCAAGAACATTTGCATCTTGATCATAAACATCAGCACCAAGAGTTGTAAGCCCAGTTTCAATGTTGCGGTCTTGAGTTGACCAGTTGACATCTTGCAGGTCAAGGATTGCGTTTACGCGCTGACCTGACTTCTGAGCCGTTGCAGTCCCAGCAGGTAGTGTCTGAGTATTGAACAGCGTGAAAGCGTCTGAGGCAGCCGCTGATGCCTCGCTAAACCCACCTGGGTCATAGTTTAGGTTCCAGTCATCAATCACACCTTGAAACACAGGGTTGCCACCAGAGAAAATGCGGATTGCTCGCTTGGGAATAATCTGCCCATAGTAAGGCGAGTTCACATACTCAGGGTCAAAGGTGCGGTCATTGTTGTCAAACACCACATTCGCAAGCCCAGCATCAAACTCATCAAGCTGACGGTTCTTTCCGCGCCTTGTTGCAATGCTCTTGACCTTGTCGGTGACATCGTAAAAGATTTGTCCACCGAGAGGATAGGCAGGGTCATTCAGCTTGCCCTTGACGGGGTTGTCTAGGGTCAGCAGGTTTGCATTAGCTCCAACTAGATCAAAGCCAATTTCAACCGTTGGTCTCGGTATAGCCATTAGCTCCCGCTTACTAGAACTTGACCGCCTGTGGTCACATACTTAGTCACAATGTTACCGATTGTCTTGCCTACCATAGCCTGAGACTGAGTTGAGTCTGTTCTGACATTTATGTTTACAACTGTTCCTGCAACATTCCCAGTTGCGGCAGCGCCTTGGAGGTTGACAAGTTGCTGTGTCCAGTTAGCAATCGAGGCGGCAGCAGAGGCATCCTGAGCAGCGTTAGATGAGGCCATCTTGATGTAGGTATTTGCAGCGTTGATGCGAGCCTGGAGATAGGCAGCAGTTCCCTTTACATCTGACAGCTCATCAACAACAATTCCCGTTGCGTTTCTGATGTCTTTGATTGCAACGCTGTCTGTTACTGTCGCACCTGTAACAGCCGTTCCTGAGCCTGGTGCTGTAATAGCAGCCTGAATGTCACCTGTGCCAACACCAATCAGCGTCTTAAACTTTGCAATCAGCTTGTCAATAGTGCTGCCTAGCCCCGCAAACGCTCCGTCAAACTCACCGAGGTCAAGCAAGAACTGAGTCTTGATGTCAGAGATTTGAGCCTGGAAAGCATAGGCCGCATCAGCAAGACTTCTAAGCAACAACTGATCTTGAGTGGCTAGATCTACCTTCAGCTGATCGGCTATTTGTCTCGATTGGTCGGCAAGTTCACGAGTTGCAAGACCGAACTTCTTAGATAAATCACTAGCACCTGTCTCTGACACCGTCTCAAGTTCACCGAACAGGCTTTTGAGTTCAGACTGAGTTTCAGGTGATGCCTCTAGGATTGCACCTGCAAGGGCATTCCCCGCCTCTGTGCCCGTCTCTAAGACCTGTTCGATGAAGGTCTGTTTGAATCCTAGGGCGGCGAGTTCCGAGGCGTTAGCGAGTAGAGTCTTGCTTGCAGTTAGTCTGTCACGCAATCCGTTGATGATGTCGGTTACAGACTTGTAAGCAGTTTTTTCAGTTTCCTTGCTGACAGACACCGTTAGATTCTGAGTCAATTTCTTGACCTGGGTTACAAGCTCACGAGTAGTCTCGCTTGTAAAGAGCTCACCAAGGCTCATCTGAGTTGCGGACTTAAATGCAGAGGTCAGCCTTGCCCTAGATTGCTTCAGCAACTCTTCCTGGTCAACTGCTGCTTTCTCGCTTAGAGATTTGACAGCATCTTCATAATCTCTGTTGATTTCAAATCTTGCACGAGCGTAGGCGGTCTCAGCCTTAAGTATGTTTGCCTGAGCCGTCTGAATAATCTTTTGAATTTTCTTAAAGCGATCAGCAACCGTATTGCCACCATCGCCACCGCCTGAGATTTCCTCGTTAATTGCGGCAAGCTGATTCTTTAGGTTCCTAAATCGGTTGTCCTCACCACGCTGTGCTGGAGCAACTGAAGCAGCGGGAGCCAATTTTGCAAACTTGACAAGCTCGCTGTTTGCTCCTTGTAGTGCTACCTCAAGCTGACCGATTTTCGTCTTGGTCTTGTCCAGCTCTTTCTGGTAGTGGTCTTTCATGTAGCCCACATTGTTCTCAACCTGAGCCTGAAGCTGAATTTGCTTGAGTCTTAGATTTTCAAGCTCATTTGTTGCCTTGTTCTCTTCATCAGTTGATGTCTTGCGAGTTTCAATGGCATCTTCAACAACGGTTCTATAACCCTCAGTTGCCATTGTTAGTGCGGTAAATCCAACAACTAAAGCAGTTAGTCCAGCTGCTACCCAACCAAAAGGTGTAACAGCAAGAGCACCGCTGAACAAGACTGTTGCCGCTTGAGCTAGTGCCGCTGCTGTAGTAAGAGTATTGAAAGCGATGACGGCAATACCGATGACCGCTGCAATTTTGGTAATTGCATCCCAGTTCTCGATGACCGCTTTGGTGAAATCAAAAAAGCCCTTAACACCGTCAACAATGGCGGTGGTCAGATCCTTGACCATCTGCACACCTTCAGGTGAAGCGAGCCAGATGGTAAATTGCTGAATAGCAGGAAGAACATTGTCTCGGAATACGCTTGCAAGTTGCTCTGCGACAGGAATAAGAGCATCAGCTATTTCAGGAGTCAGGTCGGTAAGTGCTGTTGTGAACTCGTCAACAACAGGCAGCAATGACATTCCGACAGCTTCATAGATGTTGTCAAAAGCTAGGGCCATCTTGTCAGATGACTTTGCGGTAGCCTCAGCCGTTCCGCCAACCTGAGTTTCAATCGAGGTCAGGATAAGATCTTGTGCCTGAAGCACCTTGCCTGACTCAACAAGAGTTTTGATTGTTTCTTTTTCTTGTGCTGTGAAAGTCACACCAGCACGAGCTAGAGCTGTAATTCCCTTGATTGGGTCTTGTAGCGCCTTGCCTAGCTGGACAGCATTAGTCTCAGCAGAACCAAAGCCAGCAGCAGCGAGGTCAAGAGCAGCCATAGTCGCTCGGTCAAAAGACCCGCCAGTTTCATCAGCAGTCTGAGCAAGCTGTTTGAAGGTCAGAAGTTTCGCCTGAGTTGCTTTGATGACCTCTGCGTCAACTGCAACAGTCAGCTCATTAGCCTCTGCGAACTTGATAAGTCTCTGAGTTACATTGCCAGCCTGAGAACCAAAGATTCCCATTGACTTTGAGATTTGGTCAAGTCTTGCATTAGCGGTAGCCACACCTTCGGCAGCAAGGATTGACTTACCCGCAAAGTCGGCAACAGCAGCGGTGGCAGCAATGGCGGCAGCACCAGCAGCAGCAATACCGATGCCGATGGTCTTGCCTAGTTTGCCAAACTGTGCCTGAGCGTTCTTGATTCCCTTGTCATCAAAGACTGTTTTGAGGACTACATTTACGGACATTTACAAACCTCTGCTGTATTTGATAGACCATTTGTCAACGACAAACTGAACGGATTTAGAGATAGCTGGCAAGTCTTTCTCAACGGCTTTCCAAGCCATGCGTGAAGGCTTATTGCCTAGCCTGTCATTTAGATTACGGATGAAAGCCCTACCAGCCTTTTGAGTTGCTGGCTTGGTAAATACTACTGACTGCGAACCGTCATTGTAAGTCCTGACTGTTGGCTTGGTTCTGCCTGAACCTCTGAAGCCAGCTCCGACTGAGCGACCTGAGCGACCTGCCATGTCAGCCACAGATGTTGCGGCTGAGTTGACTCGGATACCCAATAGGGTTGCGTTTAGCGATTTACCACCAGCCTGGGTGCGGAAGCGAACAGTCGTTGACTTAGCCCCTTGTCTGCCCTTCTTGACCTTGCCCCATTGCAAGGTTGCGTTCTTACCTCTAGTAGCAGGGTTTAGACCGCTTAGCGGTGCTGTGTTGTCAATGGATCGCTGAATGGCTTGTTCTGGTTCTTTACCGATGCTCTTGACCTCACGCATAAATTCTCTGCGTAGTTCAGGCTCAATGTCCCTGAGTTTCTTTTGTAATGCTCGGATGTCTTGCACCGAGAACTGATTTCCCGTTGCGCTATCCGCTAGTAGTTTTAGCATTACTCACCTCTTCGTCAAGTCTACCAAAAGGAAAACCACCCCTCTCAGGGTGGCTACCTTTGTTGTGCTCGCCAGATTAGGTAGCGAGCCATTGTGAACCTCATGCGCTCAGACTCTTGCAGTAAGAGGCTTGGAGCAATCCCTGTCTCTACGGCTAGGGCAGCAATCTCCCAATGCTGGGAGCTGTCACCTAGCCCTTCGATTTTGGGGTGTCAACAGCACCAACGCCGTCAACACTTTGAGTCCATGCTTCAAAGTCGAGATCAGTCTGCTTTGTCCTGCTCAATGCGGAGTGAGCCAAGAACAGCAGATGAGTTAGTCTCATGTCCTGTGCAGCCTTAGTGATTGCCATGTCGAAACGATCCTCGAACTTAACAATGTCAGGAGCAGAGCAGATGACCTCTACCTTGTTTCCAGAGTTGTATTCAATCTCTAGGTTGATTTTCATTTATAGTCCCCTTTCGTTGGGTTACTAGGCTGTTGCCCTCGTAATTTCCGAGCTAACAGGCCAAGTCAGGTTCTGTGTTGCAAGATCCCCGACACTACCTGAAATCGGAGTGAGGTTGTTGACTAGAGCGGTGAAGGTGTAGCTAGGGTTTGAAGTTCCAGCGGTAGTGCCGTTTGGTAGAACAACAACGGTTGCTAGGGTGTTGAACAGAGGCCATAGCGCTCCGTCAAGTGCACCAGCAGCGAAGTCGTTGTGGAACGACAGGGTTACAGAGCCAGACTTTAGACCGCCAGTTACGGTTCGCCATCCAGTCGAGCTGAAAGCGGTGGTCTCTACCTCGTCAGACGAGACAGCGATTTCCACCTGGTTTACATTTGCCGAGTAGTCAACAGAGTTGATCTTGACTACTGCGTTGGTCAGAACCAACTTTGCCATTTATTTCTCCTTATTAGCTTGCAAGCACTCGGATTTGAAATTCAGCACCGAGATAGGTTGTGTCATTTACTAGGACAGGGCCATAGCTAGACATTTCGGTCACTACGCAGTCATAGGCCTTACCGCTTAGTGTCCTGTTCGATTCTACCGCAAGTAGGACAGACGAGCTGCCTGTGCTTGAGCAGTAAGCATCGAGGTTTCTTTGTGCAGTTCGCTCGTCAACTCGACCAACGATTAGCTGCACAACAAATGAGTATTCAGTCATTCCGTTGCCCATGTCAAGGTGATACTGTGCTCTATCAAACTGAACAACTGCAATCGGTGGGTTTGGGTTGTCAGGAATAAACTCTGACACTCTTAGCCCTGCGATGGTTGCAAGGTTGGTAGCAATACCTTGGCGAAGTTCAGCGATGCTTGCCACTATGCAAACCTAATCCTTCGTAGCGAGTCAATAAGCTGAGCGACATCTGGGTCAATACGAGAGCCAACACGCATTGAGCCAAGCTCGCCTGAGATGATTCCTAGCGGAGAATCAAGGCGCTTGTAGATACGAGATGCCTGAATAACACAAGCCTGAGTCACCTGGATTGGGACAGCGTTCCAGCCCCAAACGCCTGTGACCTTTATGGTTGCCTCACCGCCAAGGGTTAGGAAGGTGTAATCGCCAACTGCTCGGATGTGGTTGTAAGGCTGAGTGATGCCGTCTGCAAAGCCGTTCAGCGGTTCTAGCTGGTAATCGGTAGCAGTCCATGTAGTGTCATAAATCTGGTCATCATCGCTCATGGTTGCGAGCGTGGTCAGGCTGATGAGGTCATCGGTGTCAACATTGAAGTCATCGCTTGGTGCGTAGTAGCGCACAGCAGTTCCAGCGTTGTAGAAGATGCGGTTGGTGTATTGGTCAATGGCACGAGAGGCAGACTCAATCGCCATCTCTAGCAGACTGTCATCAAGGTTATCTGTGACTCTTAAGGCGGCCTTAACCTGAGCTAGTGTGCTGTATCCGTTAGTGATTGCCATGTCTCTAGTTTACATCAAGCGGTTGCGCCAAGTGGCAGGAACTTTGTCGGACTGAATCTCAATCGGCAGGTGGTAGTCAAACTCTCTTGCACCCTGTTCTCTGATCCAGTCAACCAGCTCAGTTAGCCCTTCATTGAGTGTTGTCTTGGTCTTATAGCCCAGCAGATCTCTCGCCTTGTCTGATGAGCAGGTGGCGAGCTTTACTTCCTGCGGTCTGCCTGTGGTGTAAATAGGGTCTAGGTTAAACCCGATTATTCCTGCAAGCTTCTCTGCAAGCTCGTTGATTGTGATGGTCTCCTCATCAGGGCCGATGTTGATTACCTGTCCAACGCTCACCTTGTCTAAGCAAGCAATGTAGGTCGGGTCAACTACATCGCCAATGAAACTAAAGCACCGCTGCTGTGTGCCGTCACCGTAGATGATTGGTTGCTTACCCTGCAACATGCGGTTGGTCATAATCGAGGCAACATTGCGAAAAGGGTCATCAAACTTTTGTCGAGGGCCAATGATGTTGTGAGGCACAAGGATTACCCAGTCAATGTCTTGGGTGTCGCAGATGTTCTTGACCAGTTCCTCAGAAGCTACCTTGGCAATACCATAAGGATCTTGAGGCTTAGGTGTGTAGGACTCTAAGAAAGGAGTCTGCTGAGCGCCATAGCGAGCCATTGAGGAAAGATAGACAAACCGCTTGACCTTGGCGTTCACAGCCGCTACAAGAGCATTGGTGGTCGCTTGAGTAGTGTTGCTGACTACGAGTGATGGACTAAATACGCTCAAGCCCTCATAAGCGGTGCAAGCAGCGTGAACGAATAGGGCAGCTCCCTTGGTAGCAGCAGCCAGCATCTCAGTATCTTTTACAAGATCCACATTGTAGAACTTGACATTCTTTGGCACATTCTCCATGTAACCACCGATGAGATTATCTATGCCGATAACTTCCCAACCTGAACGAAGAAATCGGTCTGCCAGGTGTGAGCCTAAGAATCCAGCGACTCCTGTGATTACTACTTTTGCCAATAGTTTGCCCTTCTGCGATCTAGTGACCAATGCCACAAGCCTTCGGTCTTTGCGTTGAAATACTGCTCGTTACTTTGGAAGGTTCGAGAGTTCTGCTGTCTGAGGTTAGCATCGCTGTTAATGGTTGAGCTGTTGTCATGGTGGACAGGTGCGTCAATGTAGCTGACCTTTATCCCTGCCTCGGCAGCTCGCTTCATGTAGTCGTTGTCCTCAAAGTAAATCGGAAAGATGTTCTCATCGAATAGCCCGATGTGCTGGACTACTTCCTCGCCGATAGCAAAGGTCTGCCAGTAAGGGAATGAAGCATTGAGAGTTATCTCGTCTGTCTTTGCCTCTGCAAGCTTGGCTAATGCGCCTGGCTGATACTGAGTGTCTGCCGAGCTGAAGAACCAGACAGGCTCAAATGGTAGCAACTTGATACCAAGGTTCCAGCTACCCGCCACACCCTGATTGGTTGGCAGGTGCAAGACTCTAGCGTCAACCCACGCTGGGACTTTTAGGGTCTCTAGGGCATCACCGTTGTCTAGGACAAGCAACTCAAGCGGAATGTCAATGGAGTCAACCATCCGCTGGAGCAGGTCATAGCGATTGAGGACAGGGACAATCAGCTTCACTTCAAATGTTCCTTTAGGAATGGAACCCACTTTTCAAGCCATACAGTCTCAGCATCAAACTGCTTGGCAAACTTACGGCTAATCTCGCTGTGCGATCCCTTAGCCTTGGTGTCCTCGTAGGCGTTCTCAAGTGCCTGAGTGATTGAGCCAATGTGAGGAATCTTAAACCAAGCAAGCTGAGCCTCATCCCAGAAAAGCTGACCGCCAACAAGGTAACCATCCTCTGCAACTAGGTCTTTAGGTGCAGTCCAGTTGATTGAGATTACTCGCTTGCCACAGGCTTGCGCTTCCATAATTGGCAGCTCATAACCGCCACCATAGGACACCTGAGCGACAACATCGGCGGCTGAGTAGATTGCGGCTAGGTGCTCACGCTCAAATCCAAAGCGGTAGTCAATCGGATTTGGAAACAGCACCGCATCCATAGGCAGACCACAGGCAGCGGCTAGGCGTGGCAGGTGGAATCCACCGAAGATGCCTGTTGGCTCGGTGTGGATGTAGAGATAAGCGTTAGGGACTTTCTTGCGGAATACAGCGAAGGCCATGAGCAAAGTATCGAAGGATTTGCGGTGGATGCTCCTATTGGCTTTGTTGGCGCTGTTCACCACAATCAAGAAGTCATCATCTTTGACATTGAGGAATCGGCGGGTGCGCTGTCCCTCGATGGTCTCGGTTGGCTTGAAGATGTGAGTGTCAATAGCGTGAGGGATGTAGGTGGACTCAATGCCCACTTCTGACATCTGCTCTACGCCAAAGGGAGCCATTGCGATTGGTAGCACATTCGGCTTTTCAATCCACTTCTTTACACCTGGTGGCATAGATACATGGTCAAGTGGAACCCATGAGGCAATCTTAGGAATCTTGTCGAACTCAGGGTTGGTAAGAACCCAAGTGTCAAACAGGGTCATAAACATTGACGGCTTGGTCAAGTCTTTGCTGATGTGGTGTGCGTGAGATACAGGGGCAGAGTCATTTGAATAGACATCGGTTCCCCGAGCGTATTCAGGAATCTTGCCATACGGAGTCTCAACAAATCCGTTGACACCCTCTCGCCCATAGTTGGCGATTGAGGCTACATCTATGCCATGACGCTTCATGCGAGTCACGACTTCCCATGACTGCTGACCGTAGCCTGTTGGTTGGTTGATGCCGTTGCTGAACCAGCTCACAGCGCCGTTGATTTGCTCTTGCTTTTTAGGGTTGCCCATTTCTTGCCTTTCTTTATTCTTCACCTTAGCAGAAAACCCCCGACATTTCTGCCGAGGGTTCTCTGTTGCGTAAGTGATTACTAGGAAGCAGCGCCCTTGTAATACTTGATTGCAGAGGTGTCCATTAGGTCACCATCAACGCGGATGGTGAAGCGGTAGTTGACTACGCCAAGGTTGAACTGATAGTCAGCAGATTGAGCAACCTGAAGGCCACCTGCCACGCGCACGCGGTAAGCATCCCAGTCACCAGCAAGGATTGACTTTGCACCAGTTCCAGAAGCCATTGCTGGGTTCTCGATTAGTGGGCGGCCAATTAGGGTGTCAGGGGTTCCTAGTGCTAGGGCTGGCTGGAACAAGTATTGTCCAGTAGTGTCCTTTAGCTTGCGGATGCTAGAGATGGTGGTTGCGTTCGCCATAAATGCGAAGTTTCTTGCCGATCTTGCAGCCTGGTCAAGCGAGTAATATAGCGAAATGATGTCATCACCAGTAGGTGCACCAGCAGCAGCAGTTCCAGTAACAGCCGAAGACGCAGCGTTAGCTACACCGTTTGGCTTGCTTGAACCGTCATCGGTGGTTAGAGCGGTGTTGACTGCGTAACCGATTGAGTTACCACCAGCCTTTGCCAACTCAGCCTCTAGGTTTACGCCAGAGTCGGTTAGCAGTTCCTCAGCAACAGGCACAAGGAATGAATACTTGTAAGCGCCTAGGGTTACAGAGCTAAAGGTTGGGTCGCTTGCAGCAATAGTGCCACCAGCAGCTACCAACGAGGCAGAGCTATACGCCGTCAAAGTCGGGAATACGATGTCGTTTCCAGCAGCGGTGTTTAGAACATTGCTTACACGAAGCATCGGGCCTACTTCACGAGCTTTCATCCAGACCTGACCGAAGAAATCGGTAGGAACCAAATTGGAGCTAGGGGTTAGGGTGCGAGCCTCAAAGTCGTGACCACGAACCTCACCACGAGCGATTGCACGAAGTAGGTCAGAGTCGGACTTTGGGGATGCGATCTCAAAGCCACGAGATAGTTCGGCGGCCTTAGCCTCACGCTCTTCAATGGTCTTGATGTTTTCGATTACGGCTGCACGCTCGTCAATGTCTGCGTTGATGCGGTCAAACTGAACCTGCTCTTCAGCAGTCAGGTCACGCTTCTCAGCAGCAGCGTTGTCAAGAAGCGCCTTAGCAGCTTCCCACGCACGAGCACGAGCCTCAGTCTGTGCCTTTAGAAAGGTCTCGGACATGATTCTCCTTAGATTAGATGATTAGTTATTCAGCCGAGCTAACTCAGAACTGTGACGCTGGTGCTGACACTCAAGCGTTGTTTCTATTCTAACCCATGAGGGTAAAGGAAAACCCCGCCACTAGAAAGGGGAAAAGAGTGACGGGGCGAAACCCTAAAGCTTGGCAGAGTCTAGCGAACTTCCTCTGGCTTGGTTATGCGGGTTTCCTTAGTTGCGGCTGGAGCAATAGCCGCAGTCTGTGGAGCATCGAGAGCAACAATGGCCTCAGCCCACGCCTCTGCAAGGTCAAAGATGATGCCAGAGATTGGCTCACCTGCAACCTTGAGAATGGTGTCTTTGATTTGTTCCTTGCTTGCCATGATTAGATCCTTTTCAGTAGCAGGTCGAGTTGCTTCTGCTTGACAGCAAGAAGTGATGGTTGTGGTTCTTCAGTAACAGTTTGCTCTGGGGCAGGAGCTAGTCTCTCGACAACCGACTTCATTAGCTCTGCCTGGTCAGGAGTTAGGTCTGCACCTTCCTCAATCTTTAGCATAACATCTGCCAACTCATCGGCATCAACCGAAGCTCGCTGAGCTACCTTGTCAAGACCACGCACAGAGGCAGAGGTCGAAGTGTAAGCGGGCCATACGACAGCAGAAACCTCAAACAGCCTGACAGACTTTAGGCGGCGCTCATTGCCCTCTGAGTTCCATGAGTCCTTGATCACATTGAAGCCAAAGCTCATCTTGCCGACAATACCGTCACGCAAAAGGATTGCTAGATCTTTACCAAGAGTGGTCTGTGGCAAGCGAGCCTCAACACGCAGACCGATGTCATCCTCAGTCAGCTTCATAGTGCCTGAGCGAGTTGATGCTAGTGGCTGACCTGCGTCATGGTTCCAAAGCAGCATTACATCATTGCGAGACTTGAGCGAGCGGCTAAAAGCGCCGCGCTCAACATACTCAACAAAGCCACCAAGGTTCTCTGAAGGCTGGTCGAACTTAGCGGCGTAACCAACAAAGGTCATGCCATCGCCCTCTTCGCGGATCTCAAAGGTTGTTTCAAAGTCGCGGGTTTCCCGATTGGTCATACTTGCTTTCCGTTCCTGTTCAGCATCTAGCCTAGCAACTACGCCCTCGGCGTAGGCTTGAGCCCTTTCAGCACCCCTGCGATTCGCTGGAGCACCCCATAAAAGCATTGCGACAACACCAGCAGAAGGATACTCAGGGCTATCAGGCTGAGCACTAGGAGAATCCAAGTCAACCAAATGACGCGCGATCCAAGGCGCGATAAGCCGCCACTTGCGCTCTGTAACTTCGCCTGAAGCCATAGCTCTAGCATCAGCGATTGTTTGGTCAACCAGTCCATCGCCACCCTTTCCCTCTTCATAATACTCAAGCCCTCTGCGAGCTGCTGCCCTCATGTAAGCAGGTGGTGTCAAGTCAACTGCTCGCATCTCTTCTTCTTCATCATCATAGGATGCAGGGACTTGACTTGGTGCAATAGCGGTGATGCCTAAGTCTCGGTAAGCGTTGCGGATGTCCTCATTGTCATCAACTGCAACCATCACATTGTAAGTTTCTAGCAAGCGCTCTGCGGTCTGCTTCTTCCATTCCGTTGAATCGGTGTCGGCATCAGGCTTCATAAACAGTTGGTCATAGTCAATGTCCAATCTGTCTAGCTCTCTGACAGTTGCGTCACGCTCAGAGGCAAGGCGAGCGGTGACGATAATAATTTCGGTGTCATCAAAGCTGTCTAGGTAATCTGCAACCTTGTCAACCTTTGCACCTTGGTAAGTGATCAGAGTGTTGTCAATGTCAGCGATTACGGCAGGTGGGCCTGACTCGTTACGCTCTCCACCTGGCTCAATGTTCTCAGCAATAGAGACGGCAACCATCTGGTCAATCGCTGCCTGCTTAGTGGTGTGGCAACCGATGACTTCGCCATCCTCTTTGATAGTTGCCCAACCTGAGCAGTCCTGTGCTTTGTCGGTGATGTAATAAGGCACTACTGCACCAGCCTTAGCCAAGAAATGTCATGAGTTCCAGTAGCTGCCACCGCAAACAATAGTTCGCCAGCAGGCATTGTCATTTGAATTGTGGTGTTTGCGTGCAATTCAAACCCGTTGTCTTTTGTAACTAGGCTATCGCCGAGAACCACAGCATTTGAACCGCTATTGTGCATAATCAAGACGCAAGGTGCTGCCGATGTGCCGTCTATTTGTGCCCTGGTAGTTGTAATTGTTTGCTGCCCTGATGTAATCATTATTGAGCCTCATAAACTGCTTGTGGGTCATTAGGGTCAATCTGTGCCACACCCTGCAACTGAACGCTTGGAACACCTGTGTGTGTCATTGCTGGTAGGTCTAGGGCTGTTAGGACTGAGGCAGGGTCGAAACCAACCACAATCAAACGCTGAGCCATTAGAACACGCTTGTCGGTTGCTGAGAGATCAGCAGCGTCAATCGGCACATTAGCTAGTGGCACTCGGAGAATGTCACCGCCGTCAATCTTTGATAAGCCCTCACCCTGACGCACATCGTTGACTGTTAGCCATCCACCCTGAATTGCAACTGAGGCGGCGGTTGCGCGAGAGTTGATGTCACCTCGTAGCAGAGCAGCGGTGTTGAACTCTAGGAAAGCACCCTGACCATTTGGATAAACCTGCAACAAAGTTGACAAGGCATTTTCAATCAAGGCCGCATAAGGTCGGATGCAGTCGCTAACGAACTCAAGCTGAGTCTGCTCCAAACTGCTGTAACTTTGGGTTCCTGGTAGCTGAAGCTTGTGGGTTGGTATCGAGTAAATGCGAGCAACATCTTCGACAAACATTCTGCGGGCTTCAATTGACTGTGACTTTTCAGGGTCAATGCCGATGTCCTTGATGTCTGCTCCAGAGTGGAAAACCATAGTCTTTGATGACTTACGCCATCCACCATGTCTGTTGTCCACAGAGTCAGCCATTTGCTTAGCTTGCTCTTGGTTCAAAGCACCTGGAACTGTGATTGCGTAGTTACCCGAAGCGCCCTGTCCAAACCAGCGCTGAGCATAAGCCTCAAGCGCCATGCCAAGACCTAGTGAGTCCTTGAGCACCGAGACACGAGAGATGCCACGAATCTGCCCTGGTTGGATTAGGCTCTCAACGATGTGCAGGATGTCATCCTGACCTAGAGTTTCGCCTGTCTTGGTGTGAGTAAATACGATGCGACCAAGTGGGTTCTTCTTGACTTCAATCTCTGTTGGATTCATTACCGTTAGGTTGATTGGTAGTCCTGAGGATTCGTCTCTGAAAATTCTGATAAATGCGTTGCCGTCAAACATGAGGCTGGTGATGATCTGCGAGATAAATGGAGTGCGGTCAACAAAGCTGATGTCAGGTCGGTTCACCCAGTCTGGCTTTGGTCGCATTAGGAACTTCTGTCCATCCCTGCGAATCCAAGCTTCCATTGGCAGGGTAGAGATGGTGGATGCGATTAGGTTGACTGCACCTGTGATTGCAGCAAGCTTCCAAACATTGTCTTGAGTTACATAAGTTCCAGAGTTGTTTTGCAACTCGATGTCTCCACCACTACCCCAGATAGTCTGAAAGCTGATGGCACGAGTCTCGAAAAGGTTGTTGAGCATTACTTCTGCCTCTCAATGGCAAGACCGAACAAGACGGCAAAGACACCGCCAAAGATAAATGCCAGAGGTAACCAAACTAGCCCTAGCCCGAATACTATTGCCGCTGCTCCTGCGACTTGTAATGCTGTTGCCATTTCATCCCTCAAAATACAAATACGCCTGGTGTCAGGACTTCTTCTTCTATTCTACTTGCTAACGCCCTATCCACAGCAATCACAGCAGCAACAGCAGCGTCAATCCTGCGAGATGAGTTGCGATTCTCTTTGACAATGCGAGGGCCAAGGTTGTCCACCTTCACAACAGCGTTGTCTAGGTGTCGGGCGAGGATAGGGTCTCCATCATGCTTGAGTCTGCCCTCGACTACGGCATCAAAGAACTTGGCACAGGCTGGAACCATGCGGCGAGCGTTGGTGCTCGGATACTCGACAATGGGATAGCCCTCATCTGCCAGAACTTCCATTGAGCGCTGCCAGCGGTAAGGGTCGCAGACAATCTCTTTGACTCTTGGGTTGTCTCGCACAAAGGCGCGGATGGTGTTTTCGACCTCAAGGATGTCAACGCGCCAAGTGTCATCATGGATGTTTGGGTCTTTCTCCCAAGCCTTGATCATGAACACCTGTGGCTCATCCTCAAGAGTCGCGCCGACCAGAACAGTCGAGTCACCAGAAAATGACCCGTCAAAGCCGATTACATAGTCTTTGTCAGTTAGGTCTAACTCTGCTGCACAAGAGTCCCATGTGCCAGTAGGTAGCCAGCCAAGGGCGCTAGAGACCCATTGGTTGCAGCGCTTGGTTCTGAACTCAGGCTCAGGTGTGCGCTTTACGGCAGACTCAAAATCAGCAGCGTCACAGATGTCACCAAAGCCTGGGTTGGCAAGTTTCCAAGTTTCAGGGTCGCGGTGATCTGACTCAGGTGGCGCTTCCCACCAAGCCATGAAGAATGAAGGGTCGGAAGTCTCGCCTCGACTTACGCGCTGTCCATACTGATAAAGGCTGTATGCGATTGAGTCCTGACCTGTTCGGTCTGTCTTTACCCCTGCTGTGGTGATTGCAACCATGTGTGCCTGATTACCGCGAGCACCCATAGCTAGAGACATAACATCAAACAGCTCACGCGATTGGTGAGCGTGGAGCTCATCGGCATAAACAGCTGTTGGGGAAAGACCTTCCTTTGAGTAGGACTCAGCAGATAGGACTCGATAAACAGATCCTGTGCTGATGACCTCAATGGCATCTCTATAAATCTTGGTCAGCTCAAGCAGCTCAGGGTTTGCCTCAATGGTTTTCTTGGCATCTGCAAAGACGATTCGCGCCTGTTCCTTTTCAGCGGCGATGCTGTAAACCTCGCCACCTTTAGGGCCAAAGAAAGTGTCATAGACGGCACACAAACTCATGAGTGCGCTTTTGCCTGACTTGCGTGGCATGCCCACAAGACACAACTTTTCTCTAAAGCCGTCATTGCCATCTGTTGCGTAGATCCTGCGGATGAGGTCTTTCTGCCAGTCGCGCAAGACCAAAGGTGAACCCTGCTTGCCAGCAACGCTGTCTTTGGTTATGACACCAAAGGCCTCTGCAAAGTCAATGACTAAATCGCCCTCGCCATACTCGATGGCTTTAGCTGGAACTTCAGTCAGCCATTGTGGGGGCCACACGATTAGTCCTCTTCTGGTAATACTCGGCTATGACCTTTTCGCTAACCTGTCGGTTTGGTTGTGGTCTTTCCTTTGCCCTTGCTAGGCAGACATCCTTGCCTGGGTCTAACTCTACAAACTGAGCGTTCATGGCTCTATACATCTGTCGGTCTTGAGGCGATGGGTCGGTATGGATAATCCAAACACCCAAACGGCGCTCACCTTGGGCGGCTAACAGAGCGCCTTTGACAACAGCAGGTCTAGCTTGTCGAGCGATGTTGCGGATGCGCTCCGAATACTCAAAGTCTGCTGTGCCCTCTACGGCAAGCGCTAAAGCAATCCTGTCCATGTCAACAATGATGTCCTCGCCTTTTGCGTTGTCGCGCACATAGGTTGACTTGCCTGAACATGGTGCTCCCATGACTACTGTGATGATCGCTGTTCCTTTCTTGCCATCAGTTCCTCAAACTTGCTCTGAGCCTTTACCTCGGCTAGTCCTAGTCGAGTGCGGTCTGATGGGGTGAATCCTAAGAGTCCTAGGTTACTAGTGATTAGGCGCTCAAGGTCATTGAGCTGCTTATACAAATGCCAGTCTTGAGTTTCGACAATCAAGCTTCTAATTTCCTCGCGCCTGTCAAGTTGCTCACAGGTCATCATTAGCAGGTGAGTGTCAGAGTTCCTGGCAATCCATGAGCCACCTGTAATCATGGCTGACTTCCAGAGTTGCAACCCTGCAAACTCAAGCGGTCTAAACGGTTCGATGTAACCGCCCTCGACTTTGGGAGCAGCAACCATGCGTTGCTTGTCCTCTGGCCTTAGCGTTCCTCGCTTGGCTTTTATTTCTGATGGCACTTTTGGATTTGGCATAGCTCAACCCTAGCAACTGTAAGCGCTTACAGAAACGATTGAACCTACAAGCTGTGTGCAAAAG